AAAAGCATGTGTTGTATCTATTGATCTAATTTTAGCTAAAATATCTGCTAAGCGTTTAACATCATCATCTCCAGCATAAGCCAATTTTGGATTGATGCCCTTAACTGTTTTTAATATATCAAATATTAGTGCATAAGCAACAACAGCATCTGTTGGTTGACAAATACTTATATTACAATCTTCTGTAAATTTTATCATATTAATTCCAGGCTTCAAGTAATAAAAGTCGCCTATGCTGCTCTCTATATGATAATTAGGCCACCACGTTTCTACAGCTGTTTCTTCTCCAGTTTCAGGATCTGTCTCATACAGATTATAAATTACTAGTGGTTTTGTTGATGTAGTAGTAATATAACAGTTATTAGTTATATCTGTATCTGATGGTGCAGTATTATAGATCATCATTAAACCATAGTTAGTCTCAGAAACATCTCGTATATTTAATTGTCTGCTATCAGGTTGACCACCTTTATTAATAGTTAATATAAGTTTAGTTAAGTTAGTACCATAGTTATTTACTTCAGCTTCTTGAATAGCCTGACTATCCAATGTCTTTTTTCTAATCTTAAAATCACTTACTTTAGTTTCTGTGCCATTAGTAGTAAGTTCCCTGTTGCGTGTATCAACATAACTGTTAGCAGTATTACATATATAGTCAGCATTAAGAACAAGTGGATTTGTATCATTACCAGCTAATTCTGTAGGTGTATCTACATCTATTTCTTTTTCTTTTCCAGTTTCAGGATCTATTTCTTTTTCTTTATAATAAATAGATATACTATCAAAATTATGTAAATATTGATCAATAGCCGGCCCCATATTTATTTGTAATATACTGCGGGCTTCTCATGATATATCAGTCATATTAAAAGTGGATAATGGGGTATCCTCACTATCTTTATATTTGTAAGAGGCACTTTTAATTGGTGTAAATGTTTGAGTTAAGCTATTAGCACCAAGGTTTGTAAATTCAATAGCAGTAAGTGCATCACCTTCACCTAATGTAATATATTGATATTCATTTAGCGTTAAGTAGTCTGAGTCAACTGTTTGATCATCGCTATGCACAAAAGTATATTGTCGTCATGGAATAGCTGCAGATAAGCCTTGCTCTAATATCTCTTCGGCACTGATTTCAGTATCAGATAATTCTTTATAAATAGGCTGAACGCCATAGTGCACAATTTGAGTGCCGCTGCTGTATACTACAAAATCAGTCTTATTAATGTCTGTATAACATAGATATTCGCCATCCTTAAGAGTATAAGCTCTACCATTATCTTCATCAAATGTAAATATAATTCTATTATTGTTGTCTACATGTGAAGCCTCATCGTTTCTATGTCAATATAAGAAAGTATATGCTTTGTCTAAATCTACTAATGACTTATTTATAACTTCAATTTGGTCATTGGCACCCAATGAATACATTTTTTCTAATGTTTGTTTACCACTTGGAGCATCATTAAATGGACCTATATTTTGAGCATTTACCTTAGTGCTGCCTGTTTGATTATATAAATCAAAATTAGGTCTAATAATAAGGTTATCATTAGCATCATAATATTCATATTTAATATCAGATGTTGTTGTGCCATCAGAATCTGTCGTTGTAGTTGTATATTTAATATATAGCTCATCATCGCCTTGTAGCTTGTAGACTGTACCAGCAGAACATACAAGTGCTCCTTCATTCACACGTGTAGTTCTAAAGAAATACCAAACATAAGCAGAATATGTTTTACTTGTTCTAAAGTTTGGAGCTCTAAATTGTATTAGCTCATTTTGTTTTAATTCTAGTGGTAATGTAATAGCACCTTCTCCGCTAAACTTTGGAGTAAAAGCTGATGTTAAGTGGTCAATAATATAAGCTGGATTTACAACATTAGGATAAATAGCTGTTGTATTAATATTATAACTATAAGCAAAGTCATCATTATAAGCTAATAGTGGTATTCTGCCAGCTAAAACGTTATTTAATACTAAAGCATTATAAGTTTTGTCATATTGCTCTTTATTGTTAACTTCAGTAAGTTCTGTTCCATTTACTAAACAAAAAGCGGTAATTAATTTAGGGTCATCTGACCAGTATACATCTTTAATTCTGCTATCAGCATTTTTAATGCACTCAAGCATAACTTCCATTGGTATTTGTTCGCCAAATTCAAGCATTCTCATATTAAATTCTGCATATAGAGCTTTATATACATTATTTAATATTAGTTGCTCTTCTATACTATTTACTTTTCTTATAGTAACAATTTTAGCATTAAGTCTAACATAGTTTTTAATACAAGCTATATCAGTAGAATCTGGTTCAATAATATTATGAGCAATAGTTTTATTTGCAGCTAAGTTAGCCTTAATTTCATAGTTATTAATAGCTGTATACTTAAAAGAATTCAAGTAGTCATCTTTCTTACCTAGATTAAAGTATGTTTTGAATGGGTAAAGCACTAAATCAAAACTATTTATTAAAGGCACTATTTCTTTATTAGCATTTTCTGCTTCTTTAGCTATGTTTTGATAACACATACCATATTCACTGAATGTACATAATGTAACAGCCTTATTTATATCATCTCTAATATCTGATACAATAATATTAGATACAAGTGGCGTTGTATCTGTATCACTTGTAACCATCTGATAAATCTTATTCATATAATCTCTGCAAGTGACTAAAGTATCAAATGTGCCAATAGTCTTTTTATAGCTATTATAAGCTTGATTAATCGTCTCAGGATTTGCACCATTTGTAGCAGCTGCAGTGTTTGATACACTATAATCTGAAGTAGTGTCTGTATCTGACCAGCTTTCTGGTTTCTCTAGTTTTGTTAAAACACCAGCAGAAATATTACCATTTACCCCATTTGTTCGTGTGTATCTTATATATAAGCCATCTTCTATAATATCATTTATATCTTCAGGAAATTGGATATATGGCATTTGTTTAGATGAGCTATATCCAAACTTATATATTTTTTTATCTAGTGGTTGAGTATTTAAGTTATCAACACATTCCCATAACTCACTTAAAAAGCCATCACTATAATTTTGAACAAATATACCATTTTCAGCAATTTTATCTTCTGGTAAGTAATATCTGTAATTATCATCTAATAGGGCAACAGAAATAATGTTGTCATCATCTGACTCGCATTCGCAAAGTTCACCTTCCATAACTTCTACAGCTTTTGATGTTTGCTCTGTTGTTAATGTGATTGGTGCAAGTGTAAAATAGTTTATATCATCTTCATTATTTTTAATATTCGTAAAAGCATCAATAGTTTTACCACTACTTGGAAGTGCCCCTTCACCTTTATATGAGATATTAACTGTTGTAGTGGCTGATTGATAATATTTCATAGTATAACCAAGCATATCACAAAGTCTTCTCATAGATTCCTCTTGTGTAGCTGATGGCATATAGGCTTCAAGTATATTTTTATCAATATTATAATTAAGTTTATCGCCCAAAGCTGCTAAAACTTTTAATAATACAATACCAGGGTCAGCTTCATTTGTTGAAGTTGGATCTCATCTATTTGATATTTTGCCAGCTGTATCTAAAAGCTCATTCCATATTTGGTAAAAGTCTTTCTTTGTTGGTGATAAATCTACAGCAGTTATTTCCTTGTTAGTAATCATTTATTACTCCTATCTTATATTATCATTTTGTTCAAATAGCACTAAGTTAAAAGTATTAGTTTGATAGTCTATTTGATTAATTGCTCTAAAATTACAATATAGCACACCCTTTTCTTTATCTTGCACGATTTCAATATTAGCTCTTTCTACTTTTATTTGAGGCACAAAAATTGCAAGCTGTGTATAAATCATATCTGCGATGGTATCTCTAAGTATTGGGCTGTTTTGATTAAATAGATAATACTTAAAAAGCAAGCCTCAATATGGGTCGCAAAAAAGTTCTCCACGTTCTGTACTCAATGTTAAAATAGTATTTTGTTTAGTAGCAGCTAGATATTCACTGCTCTTTCAAACTCGTGTGCTATTTGTATTAAACATTTTTGGAAACTTAATTGATTGCATTTTATACTTCCTTACTAAACTATATAATTTAGCAATTTATTTATATAAATTTAATAAATTTATTCTTCTGTTTTTTTAGTATATTCTATTGTAACATATATAGCTGCTACTCTTCCTTCAGATCCATTTCCATAAGTTATTAATTTGCTATCAGTATTATCAGTATGATAAATTACAGAAAAGTATTCGCCACTATTAGCGTAACCATGATTTACAATATATCCATTTGTTGTTTTATAAAAAGTATGTGTAGGTTCAATTAAAACAGTATCTGGATTTAAGTCTACAATACTCTTTTCTTGATTAGCAGAATAATTTGTGCAAGCAATTTGAATTGTGCGTCTATATAATTTTTTTCCATCCAATCAAGTTCCAACTACTTCATCATCAGCAGAGTAGAGAGTAGTAGAAGGCTCTGTTGAAAGTTTTTGTAATTGTGCTACTATATCCGATAATGTTCTGTAGCTATTTATATCTCCTTCTAATAGTTTATTAGATTTTTTATTTGCTATTATTTTTGTTTCAAGTGGTATTGATAGCTCCTTAGCACTTATACTAAAGCAGTTAAGCATACCTTTTGGATCTGTATTTTCAGTAGCATTATCAATGTAAAGCTTTCCAATTACTACAGGGCTATTTAATTGATTATCTTCAAAAGCAACATAGACAATATCATTTATTTTATAGCTATTGTAAAGCCCTGGTATTGTAGAAATTGTAGCCTCGTTAATAACTGCACTAGTGCTTCCAGCTTGTTCAAAAATTGGTAAGCGTACTTGACAGATATTTGTATTATAATCTATATTTACTATTATTCCTTTTGTTATCATATTGCACCTTAATCAGCTATACGTGTTAAACCTAATGTAGTTCTATAGCCACTTTCACTAATGTCATCTTTTTGGCTTGTTATTAAGTATAAACCAGATGTTATATGTTTTTGTCCACCTGGAAAAATAACATTAAGCCTAACGTATGTCATAAGTGTGGCAGGTCTTAGCAAACCTTGAATTGTTACTGAAGCACTAATTGGATACTGTGTCATTCTTGACCATCATACTGCATCATTAATTTTTGTAGCATGTAATTCATTTTTTGAGGAAATTACTGGTGCATATTCATCTTCCCAGATGCCTTTATTGTTTAAGCGTCTAACATAGCTCTCAGGGTTAATTTCATTTTGATAGTTGTAATATAATGAATAATTCTCTTGGTCATTTACACTAAAGTTAGTTACTACAGTAGATGACATAGTTCCAATATCTATTTCATAAGCTTCTGCCTGTTTCTTAGCGCTTGTTACTCTTGTGACTTTAAAATATGGTCCACTTAGGTCTGACATATCACTATATAACTTATCATAAATTGATTCATCATGTATGGTTAATAAATAAATGTCTCTATAGCTATTTCCCTCTGAGGCACTTGCTGGCACCATGCAATTTACTAAATAAGTTATATAGTCTATTGGTGTAATATTAGTTTTTGTATCAAGCTGAACATATTTATCACTACCATCTATCAGTGTGCTTAATCTATCAACTGACATGCCTGAAAATAAATTTTGTAAACCGTAATGTGAATTAGAAAATACACGCTTTATTTCGTCACTTGGTTTTTCAAGTTTACCTTTTATATGATTAAAGGTATAGCTACCTTGTTGACCCAAGCTTGCTTTTGATACAGCAGACACTGTGTATGTTATAACAGAGTTCATAGCCCCGCCATTTCCAAAGCTAAAGCCTTGTTTAACATCAGTAATAATAGCTTCTTCATCTTTATAAACATAACTTGGCATAGATGCATCTCCATAGCTAAAAGTTATAGCACGAGTATTGCTCACAGATGAAAATACCTTTTCAAAAAAGTTAGGATCGTCTCCAACTCTAACCGGATAGTTTATAGTTAATGTATATTGGTTTACTTGACCATTTATTTTATTAATAGATAAGCTTTTTATATAATTAGGAAATTGAACATTATAAGCACTATAAAAGCCTGTGCTTGTTTCTTTATTTATTGCAGATTTGCTAAAGACACCAAAAGTAAAGCTACCAATAGTAACCTTAACTCAAGGAGCTTGAATACGCGCATTACTTGATAATAAGCTACGTCTATTTCCAGCTGTATCTATCATTATCTAAGGTCTCCAAAACTAATAGAAGATATACTTGGTATTTTTATAATATCAAATTTATTCTTAAGGGGTACTAGTGAATCTTGAATATCATTAAAATAAGCAATAATTCACCAATATGTTGGGTTATTATAATATTTTAAGGCTAGGCTATCTAGTGTATCTTCTTGCACAACTTTGTGTGCAACCCAAGGTGTATCCTTATCTAAATTTTGTCCAATACCAAAAATATCTTTTTCATCTTGTTTGTTGTAATAATAAGGCACA